CAGTCCTTGGCCTGTTCGACAACACCGGCGAGATCGCCACGGAAAATTGCAGCAGCGTTCGTATACATGGTGGGTGCTATTAGAGGTTCTTAGCGATGAACTCGATGATCGAGCCATCGGTGCCGGCAGTCGTGAGCGACTTGCCGACGGTGACGGTGCCGGTGGGGCTGACTTGGCCGGACGCGCCGAGATACAGCGTGTCGCCAACAGTCACAGGACCAGTGACCAGCGTACCCTTCTGGGTGCCGGCGTCGTTCAGGAACTTCACGGTAACGTAGTCGCCGGAAGCCGCGTCGATCTGCGCGATGCCGTCAACGCTGCCGGTAGAAGCAGCGAGACCGACACCACCGTTCGTGGAAATGACCACCGCGCGGAAGGCGGTGATCGTAGCATTGGCAAGGAAAGATCCCGTGCCGAAGTATTGGGTGCTCATGGTGGGTTAATTAGAGTTTCACGATTTCGCCACCCTGCACGCGGGTGCGGTAGGCAGCGTACTCGTTCTTATGATTCTGCACGCAGAACGCGATAGCTGCGCTCTTGCTCTTGAGTTCCGTCGCCTTGGCGGCAACCAGCTCCTCGAACTTCTGCGCAGCGGCAGGAGCAGGAGCAGCGGGAGCCTCAGAGGCGATGGCCTTGGTTACCGGAGCGCCAAAGGACTTGGCGAACTCCTTGACAGCAGCGAGACCAGCAGCCTCAGCGGCAAGCTTGATCTCGTCGTTACGGGAGGCCATTGCGACCTCCTTGTCGTCGGGCTTCGGCAGCATCGACTCCAGCTTGGAGAGACGCTCACCCAGGCCCATCATGGCCGACTCAATCATGCCGGCGATGGCTTTCTTGTCTTCGTCGTTCATAGGGGAAAGTTCTTCGGGTTTCATCGAAAACAGCCCGTCGGCATTTGCCGCGGGTTCGCTGACCAGATCGCAAGAGTAGATTTCCGAGCAGCGTTGAAGGACCGTTTTCTTGTCGGACGCCATCTCGGTCGGACCGCTGAAGGCGATGGACATTCCGAACGTGTCCGGAATCTTCTCGGCAATCTCGAAAATGTACGCGCGGTGCGGCGTGTTTTGCAGGACGTGGAAGTTCGCGATCAGCTTGTTGCCGGCGATGCGGAAGTCGGTCAGGTATCCGACGATGTCGGCAGCACCGCCGCCGTGGTCCATCTTTACCTTGAGACCGCCAGAGTAGGTTTCGGCCTGCGCCTTGACCTGCTCAATCGTCGTGGCGTCGATATTTACACCGTGGCCTAGTGCTCGGCCTTCGGTGATCACGGCAACGTCGTGAATGACTCCGGTCGATTCGTCGATCTGCCCGACAAAGCCACGGGCAAAGTAGGAAGGGAACGCTTCGGTCATCACAATTACCGCAAGCGTAAAATCACAGACCGTCGTTGTCCTTCTTATCCAGGCCGTTGACCTTCTTGTGTAGCCAGATCATCGACAGAACAGAGACGCCGATGGAGGCGACACCAGACAAAATGGCGATGACCACCTGTATGTTTTGCAGGCTGATGATAGTTCCGATCCATGCGCCGGCGTTGGCGAAGAACAGTTTAGCTCCGGCGTGATCGTTCATTTCTTTGGCTGGTGAAGTTGAGTCGTCATGCGCGAACCGAACCACCACGCGACCGAGGTGCCGGCGAGCATCTGAAAAGACTGTAGCGCATTGGCCTTCACGGCCTCGTCGTTGATGAGCAGAACAGCGAAGAACGCACCAACGACCAGAAAGGCGGTAAGAGCCGGACGGGTGACCGCGCGCACGTTAGCCGCCCAGGGAGCGACCTTTTCGGTCATATCCGCGGCGCTGGCGGTCTGCGATGCGCTGAATGCTTGCCACGCAGCGACGGCCTCGGCGCTGGCAAACTGCTTGTCCATCAGGTCCAGCTGGAACTGGTTATCCAGCTTCTTCTCGCGCAGTCGCATCCAGGTCGTCGCGAGGCTGCCGACCATGCCGAACAGACCGCCGCTGCCAGCGTTAAAAAGCAGTTCCGTGAACCAACTCATCAAAAAAGGCGCTGGCGTTAAACGGGAACGCTCGGCCAATTAACATCGAACGGGAATCCGGCCTGATCCGGTACGTCGCGCAGTGCCTGTCGATAGTTTGCCCAAGCGTTCTTTGCGACGTTGTCTAGCGGCGTGTCGTCGACTTGCGTCCAATCAGTGCGCTGAAGCAAGCGGTCGCGTTCAGCGCGGACGATGCGGCCTTGCTCCTCAGCCTTTGCAGCGGCTTCCTCTGGCGTTAGCTGACTGACGATGTAGTTCTGCGTCCAGACGCCGTTGACGAGCAGTGCCGGTCCTTCGTCGCGGCGCTGCGTGGTCAGATTAAAGTAGGGCGGCGTGACGATCTTGAGCTTAGTGACGCCGAACTTCTCGGCCTGCTCCGGCGTGAGCTTGCGAGCGAAGCAGAAGTTATCTTCATCCCACCGCGTCGGCTCAATGTCGTTGATGTGGCGAATGAAAGTGTCGCGGTTGGATTGGACGTAGCGGAGCATTATTTTGATTCCTTCTCTTTCACTGCACGCTTGGCCGTCGTGCGGATGACGGCTGCGTCGTATGCCTGTTGATCGTCAATCTGCGAGCGAAGTGCGGCCATGATGGACTCGACCTTCTTCATCTGACCTAGCGTGGAAGCGAGGCGCTGCGCCACGTCGACCTTGAACGCTTCCTCGTCGTCGTCGGTATTTGCCAGCAGGTGCTCAAAGTTGGCGCGGTCGAAGTCGTAGTGAAAATACTCCACCTCGCGGGCGTAAATGGCTTCCGCGATGGTGTCGTACTTGTAGGAGCTGGTCAGTTGTGTGTAGCTCATGCTAGGGATTTGTTGTGAATGCGACACCATTCCCAGTGCTTGCTGGCACCGTTCCCGGGTCGGTGAATTTTGTGCCAAAGCCAGAACCGCTCCATGGGTACGCGGTAACGTGTGGCGTTGTTGTGTGCCCGACAGCGATGGCGTCTCCTGCTGGACTAAATGCTACACTACGCCCGCTTCCTGCTGGCAACGTTGCCGGGTCGGTGAATTTTGTGCCAAAGCCAGAACCGCTCCATGGGTACGCGTTGACGAATGGCGTAACATCGTCCGCGACAGCGATGGCGTCTCCTGCTGGACTAAATGCTACACTACGCCCGGTTCCTGCTGGCAACGTTGCCGGGTCGGTGAATTTTGTGCCAAAGCCAGAACCGCTCCATGGGTACGCGGTGACGATTGGAGTCGTACCGTGCGCGACAGCGATGGCGTCTCCTACTGGACTAAATGCTACACCATTCCCAGTGCTTCCTGGCACCGTTGCTGGGTTGGTGAATTTTGTGCCAAAGCCAGAACTGCTCCATGGGTACGCGGTAACGAATGGCGATGTTGTGTGCGCGACAGCGATGGCGTCTCCTGCTGGACTAAATGCTACACCATTCCCTTGTCCTGCTGGCACCGTTGACGGGTCGGTGAATTTTGTGCCAAAGCCAGAACTGCTCCATGGGTACGCGGTGACGAATGGAGTCGAAGAGTGCGCGACAGCGATGGCGTCTCCTGCTGGACTAAATGCTACACTACGCCCGGTTCCTGCTGGCAACGTTGCCGGGTCGGTGAATTTTGTGCCAAAGCCAGAACTGCTCCATGGGTACGCGGTAACGAATGGCGATGTTGTGTGCGCGACAGCGATGGCGTCTCCTACTGGACTAAATGCTACACCATTCCCAGTGCTTCCTGGCAACGTTGCTGGGTTGGTGAATTTTGTGCCAAAGCCAGAACTGCTCCATGGGTACGCGGTAACGAATGGCGATGTTGTGTGCGCGACAGCAAGTGAAGATTCATAACCAAATTGAAATAAGTAGTTAGCCGCCCATTTTGTTGAGCCGACTTTTATCGCCATTAGAGAATTGTTTTGTGCTACATTAGCGGTTCCGGTCAATCCATTGCCTAATGTGAGCGTGTCTGAATTAATTTTTACACGGATTCCAGGTGCATTTTTTTCGACCGTAAAAAGAATTACAGTCCCAATTGGAAATGCGACACTGCTATTGGCTGGAATAGTGAACGACCGAATAGCCGTATCCGACGCCGGCTGGAAAATGTGCTTTCCAGCGTCGCTCAGAACAAGCGTGTAGTCGGCCGATTGGCTGTTTTGCGGGAAACTGACGGCACCACCAGCAGCTGCCGCACTTGTCCACGTCGTTCCGTTGCTAGTTAGCACATTGCCCGATGTTCCAGGCGCAACGGTCGTGAATGCACTTGTGTCGTTGCCCAGAATGACGTGATTGGCCGTGACGCTCGCCAATCCAGTTCCGCCATTCGCTACCGGCAGCGTCCCAGTCACCGACGCCGTCAGCGAAACATTGCTGACCACGATAGGAACATTTGAGGCCGCCGTGATGCGTCCTTTTGCGTCAACCGTGATTGAGGCAACCGAGCTTGCTGATCCGTAGTTACCTGCCGTGACGCTCGTATCAGTCAGCGCGAAGTACAGCGTGCCAGTCGTCGTGATTGGACCGCCAGTGACTGAGATGTCGGCGCTGCCTTGCGCGGTCACGCTGGTCACCGTGCCGGTGTACTGATCGGCCGAGTTGATCGTGAAGTTCGGATACGTTCCGGTCACGCTTGTCGTGCCCGTGCCCGTCAGTACAACGGTCTGATCGGGTGCCGTATTGATGACCTCGATTGCACCGCTACTCGTGATGGGACCGCCCGAGATCGAGATTCCCGTTCCTGCGGTGAGTGAAACGCTCGTGACGGTTCCAACGTATTGGTCAGCCGACGAGATCGTGAAATTCGGATAAGTGCCAGTGATCGTAGTCGTTCCGCCCTGCGCTAGCACAACAGTCTGATCCGGCGCGGTGTTGGTCACCTCGATTGTGCCGCTTGACGTAACTGGACCGCCAGAAATAGAGATGCCAGTTCCGGCGGTCAGCGACACGCTCGTCACAGTGCCGACGTACTGGTCAGCCGACGAGATGGTGAAGTTCGGATACGTCCCAGTGATCGTCGTGGTTCCGCCTTGCGTGAGCACCACCGTCTGGTCTGGCGCGGTATTCGTCACCTCGATGGTGCCGCTGGAAGTAATCGGCCCACCAGAAATCGAGATGCCCGTGCCAGCCGTGAGCGCCACACTCGTGACCGTGCCGCCAACATCTAGCGACGACAGAGTGCCGCCAGTGTAGGTCAGTCCAGTGCCAATCGTAACAGACGAGAAGCCACCAGAACCGTTGCCGGCCAGAATCGCCGTTCCAGTCGTGGCAGGTGCAAAGTACGTTGTGGACTCAAACGCAGCGCTGCCCAAGCCCGACACTTGACCAGCGGTTATGGCAATCGGTACAGCCGCGGCAGCCGTCAGTCGTCCCTTTGCGTCCACCGTAAACGATGCAACGCTGCCAGCCGTACCATAGCTGCCAGCCGTTACGCTCGTATCGCTAAGTGAGAAGTACAGCGTGCCGCTGGTCGTGATCGGTCCACCAGTGACCGAGATGTCAGCGCTGCCTTGCGCAGTGACGCTAGTCACCGTTCCGGTGAACTGATCCGCACTTGAGATGGTAAAGTTCGGATAGGTGCCCGTGATGGTCGTAGTACCGCCTTGCGTGAGAACGACGGTCTGATCCGGTGCCGTGTTCGTGACCTCGATGGTCCCGCTAGTCGTAATCGGTCCACCGCTGATGGAGATTCCAGTTCCAGCAGTTAGCGCAACGCTGGTCACGGTGCCGCCACCGCCTCCACCCGTTGCAGCCAGCGTGCCGGCGCTGAACGTCAGGCCAGTGCCAACCGTTACCGACGCAAAGCCACCGCTGCCGTTGCCGTACAGAATCGACGTTCCAACCGTCGCCGGAGCAAAGTAAGTGGTCGACTCAAGCGCTGCACTGCCTAGGCCAAGTGCCGTGCGAGCCGCACTGGCGTTGTAGTTTTCCCAGCGCGACTGAGCACCGTCATAGACTAGGAAGTCATTATTCGTTACGCTGGTAATCTGAACATTGCTATCGGTCTCTCCCAGCGCCGAGCCGTGCGTTACACGCACCAGCAATTCTCCCACCGTCGAAGACACAACGACAACTGCCGCAACTTCCACGCGAGGATTCGGAGCGGTCGGAATGTTCTTCGTCAGTCCGCCGGCAACTGATGGATCGTAATACAGAATATCTCCGGAAACCCAGTTCTCCGCACCGCCGGTTGTATTGATTCCGCGGACAAAACCAAATGCTAACACCGCAACCCAGTCATTGAGCGATCCGCTTTCGGCCGCGATGCCGATGACGTAGTTCCCTTGGTTGGGTTGCAAGCCCGTAGCCGGCGCACCTTGGATCTTTCCAGACGTGCCGACAACGCCTGAGAACATCACCACCTGACCGACCGTAATGGCCGACGATGCTTTAACTCGGTAGTAGTTCGTCTGACCGACGTTCTGCGTGACGACGCCGCCCTTGAGAGCAATCGCCAACGTACCAGCACCGTCGTCGTCGTTCCAGTAGATGCGCCCAGGCGTCGGCGAAACCGTTGCCAGCGTGTCGAAGTCAACGTAGTCCAGCGTCGTCACGACGCCCTGCTCGCCAAAGATCGACTTGACCACGCCATCCGAGATCTGACCAGTCGTGATGCTGATGGTCGCATCAGCCGCCGCGGTGAGCCGTCCCTGCCCATCGACCGTGAACGTGCCGACCTTAGAAGACGACCCATAGCTGCCAGCGGTTACGGCCGTACTTGCCAGCGCCAGAGTAAAGGTGCCGCTGGTCGTGATCGGACTGCCTCCGACCGTGATCGCGCTATCTCCCGTGGCTGCGACCCTCGTGACCGTACCGCCGCCGCCTCCACCACCAGTGGCTGCAATCGTGATATTGCCGGCGCTGTTCGTGATCGTGACGTTCGATCCAGCCGTCAACGTGTTCAGCTGGAAATCTCCGCCGTTACCGATGAGCAACTGACCAGCCGCCGGCGTGCCCGTCAGATCCGTCAGCGAGTTAATATTCGAACCACCGCCGCCAGCACCGCGTGCAGCCAGGAGCGTCCAGTCCTTTGCTGACCGGCTCGGCTTCTCCCGCGTCGCACGGTTCGCAATGTAGGAATCACCGTTAATCGAAACGACATCGAGCGTCTCATATTCGCCGGCCTTCCACTTGCCGAGCGGCGTGAGCGTACGCGGCGCAGCAAACTCCTCGCGCGCTTTGATCTGCTCATCGAGAATCCGCGTGACCGTCTCCGGCAGTTCAGCGGTAGCCAAAATGATTCGCTGCTCCGCAACCTCCAGCAGCTGCGCATTCTTCTCGCGCTCTGCCATCAGCGCCGAGTACTTTGCACCGGCCGACAACTCAAGACGCGCCAGCAGATCAGACACGCGCGCGGCAATCTTGGACTCAAGCGCCTGAACCTGCTCCTCGGCAGACTTAGCGCAGAAGTCGGCAAGATCGCTCCGCAGCTGCGGCTCGACATCTTCCATCGCAAGTGCGATCTCATCGCGTAACTGCCCCTTGATCTGCGGCAGTTCACCGACGATGCGCGCGAGTTCTCCGCGCTGCTCAATCGCCAGTTCGATCAAGTGGTCGATCTGCTTTTGCGTGTCCATGAATTAGGCTTTCGGGTTCAGTTGGCGCTGGCAGACAGCGTAGCGCTGCGACTCATCCGGGAACTCTGCAGCAATCGTGGCGTCGCCCATGCATCGCGCAAGAAAGTCCTCGCTCTTTTCTCCAGCACTAGGCGTCGGGAGGATGAACTCCTTCTTCTGTTCCAGTTCGCGGCGATAGGATGCCAGCGAAGCCAGCCAGTCCTTGCTGCTCAATTTGCGCGTGGCAAAGTCGGCCTCGACCGGAGAACCGAGGCGCACCTTTTCGGTAGCGTCTCCAGCCTCGCGACGG